TGTAGCAAATTTGTATTTCAGGGATTTACCTGGAACAAAGTTTGCTTTGTAGTCAATGCGGTGAAAGTCTAGCCACTTTTGTTTTTGTGGTGCAATCCGTTCGTGACTATCTGGTCGTGCGGTTGACGATAGAATTTGTTTTTCAATCGGCAACTCATTTAGAAATTTCAATAGAATGAAGGTGTCATTCATTGTGTCGAGAGTTTGAAATTCTCTGTCGTTAATAAATTTTTCAAAATAACCACCAAACTCTTTATTGCTTCGAGTTTCTTCTGGTGTCACTTTAAACTTTTCTTTGTACCGCTTAGAGAAATCGGCAATCACACCGTCCATATCAACATAGATCATGCTAATTGACATAGTTTGTCCTTTATAATCTTTTTCATTTTTGGTTCATCATATGAAAAGAACGGTTTGTACTTTTCACAACTTTTGGTGAAGTCCGGAAACAATATATCATCTTCAACTTTCTTTTTCCACATAGGCATAAAATTCATAAAATCGTTGAGAATGAGTATTGTTTCCTTTTTCACTTTATCATGTAAGTATAGATTATACAACAACGGGTACTGCCCGTCAACCACTTTTAGCAATTCTTCTGGATTGTCTACCGAATCAAATGCGGTAGATAAGTCCTGCTCAAAGAGGTATGAGAGAGATTGTTGTGTTTTGAGCCAAATCTTGTACTCCGATTCGGCATCTTCTAGTAATAAATCACCAGCCCAACACTTTGGATTGTGTAACAGATTGGCAATATAGAAACCGAACAATTCATCTTTCTTGTATTTACGAGAAAGTTTGTAGAAATGAAACTTATCTTTTCGTAGCATGAATGCATCTTTACCAATGGTGATTTTACCATGGTATTTCACATAATCATAATTTGTTGTGAAATGGAGTTTTAATCCATGAAACAACGCAAACGCATCATAACCACCAGCATCACTCATATCGGTAGCTTATTCACTTTCTTAATCATATTACCAGCCTGAGCCTCATCATTAATCTTAGACTTGATTGGTGTCGTGAGTAGAGTAGCCGCAAGTTCAATTTCAAAGCCTGTTTCCTCGCAATGAACAAGAACGGCTTCCATGTAACCAATGCGGCGGGTCTTTACTAATTCCTCAATAATGGCAGAAAAGACTCTTTGTTCGTCTTTAGTAGCCATTACTTTTTACCCATAGAGTATGCAATACACACGGCATTTGCATTTGTCTCATATGCACACTTAACAGAGATTGGATCAATTCCCTTTTGAATAGCCGATTCAATGTTCTTCGCCATGTTATTACGATCATTGATATTGTAGATTGTAACTGCGGCAATGCATGAACAAGCCGCAAGTGTGATACAAACCATGAGTGTAGTAAATTCTTTATTCATTTTAGAGGATTCCTTTGTTTCGATTGATTTCGTCTTTGCTACTTCTGTAAAAGATGTGTCTTCCAATTTGGTCTACCTTTTCTAATTTCCAACGAGGATTAACGTAGTCTGCATGATAATATGTTGCACCATCTGTAACATCTTTGTAATGTTCATAGTTGATGACCATATTAACTGCTAACTGACGAATCTCATTATACAATGAAGTGTCACGTACTGTCAACCGTTTATTGGTAATCTTCTCCTCACAATACCATGAGAATTGACAAGTACCGCCTGTTTTCTGGTATACTACTCCACAAATGTCATTTGCATAATTCCCTGTTTGAAGTCTATTAATTGTAACGAAAGCAACGGCCTTCTTGCCAATTAATGGCTCATGTGCGGCTTCAAAATAGATATTGTCTGCGAGGCAAGTAACTTGCTTCTGCGTTTCTTTGTCCAAGGACTCGAAACTCGCTTTGAACGGTAGCTTATAAAGATTTATATCCACCAACGATAGGAATATGATGACTGTGGAAAATACCATGCTTAAAAGTATTGGTTTACTTTTCATGTTTTCCCTTTCTAATGATAGGTTATTCTGTTACGAGGAAACCTATCGAAACCCTAAGTGGCGTTTAGGCCGCTAAAGCAAATTTTTCATCGTTTGCAGTTATTTTGATTTAGTTTTTACGTCAACTCTGACGGATAGCCGAATATCGTACTTGTTACCCTGTCGAATCTAGGTCAGGCCCATCAAAAGTAGTTTGTGTTTGTCAATCTAGATATTTTAAAAGGGCATATTCGAATTAGCCTCTAGCATCCTCGGAAGGGACAAATCTAACTGTGTTCAAAACTACTTATGGTGGACCTGGGGGGATTCGCACCCCCGTCCAGAATACTTTTCTTATACCAAGTTTACTATCATTACCGCACACATTATTGTGTACAAGTTCTTTCACGGTAAATTACACCGTCTGGTGTTTGTATTTCTTTCCACTCTGTACACACCGGTTGGCGTTCTACATACACTGGTGGATTTCGTAGTATCACAGAAGGTTGTTGTACAATAACCGTTTCTGTTTGTTTGCTATTTGCAATGGCAACTCCAACAATTCCACCAGCAATGAGTGCTGGTACCCAATTGGAGCCGCCATGCATGTGACGCCAATGGCCGTGATGGCCATGGTGCCTGAAGTGTTGTGCTGATGCTGATCCTGCAATTACAAGGAAGGTTATACCTAAGATTTTTGATTTCATAGACATATTATATCCTTTCCTAAGGTGTTTGTCAAGTGTTTTTTTAATTAAACGCCAAATAAACTTGCAACAAGATCAATACCCGATGCACTAGCTACAATGTTTGTACCCGAACTATTAGTAGAAATCTCTATAGTGTACGTTGCTGTTACACTAGAATCAGTGCCAGAGTTAAAAACCTGAACACCCTCACCAGAGGTTAACTGCACCCATCCAGTAGTAGGCGATGCTGTGTTACCGAATCCACCGGAGAAAAATGTTCTTGTAAACCGAATCCAGTATGATGACCCAATGCCAGTAGTTGTAGGTGTTGCCCAATTACCGTCTACGCCTCCAAGGGCTTCAAGGACAGCATCCCAAGTACCATCAGAATTAAAATCCAGATTGACTGCGCACGCTTCTCCGGGAGCAAGAGCACTACCCTCAAAAGGCTCGTTAGAAGTTATTGATGATAAAGAAATTGTAACGCTAGATTTACCATAGAAATTGGAGATACTAATGGCACCAGAAGCGACACCAGCAAGATTTCTCAGGGCGGTTTCACCTAAACTACTTGTTGCACCAGCGGCACGACTCAATTCAAGGTTAATCGAACGTGTGGCTGTTGATCCACCAATACTCATTGTTCCCTCAGTGGCTAGTGTCATTTATTACTCCTGTGCCCAAGGTAGTGGTGTGTCTAATGGAACTGTCGTTGGTGGATTCATATTTTTATCGAGTGTTGATTGAATCTGTGCTTTTGCACTATTAACACCATCAACACCTAATGTGTTATGTAACCAACCAATAACTATTTCTTCAGTGAGTTGGTCGTAAGGAATAAATGTTGATTCGGCAGCCACAAGTGTTGTTCTACCTCCTATAATCGCTTGATAAGTTTGATTTTCGCCGGTGCCAATGCTATTAACACCCATTAATGACCAGCAGACTTCAGCCACGTAATTTGGTTGCGGTTCTTGAAAGGTGCTCATACGGTCAATTGACCAAGTAAATGTCGTAGCCATTTAATATATCCTCATTTGTTGTTTAAATAGAACTCTATGTGTTCTACCAAGGTATTTATATGATCTCCGGTTTTCTCAATGAAAATCAAGGGTTCCTCATTCTCTACTGCCATAACAATAACGATTTGGTCAACCGGCACAGAAACATGTTCTTCGTACATACCAGCATATGCTGTGCATTGTGCAAAATAGTCTTGAATATCTTCTTTCTTCTTAATCTTCTTAGATGTTTTGAAGTCAATAACTGATAGAACACCATCCCATTCGGCAATCAAGTCAACACGACCGGCTAGGCCGATTTGTTCAGACCAGAGTGCCTGTTCAATGTAATGTATATTATTTATTCGGTGGAGATGAGGAATTAATGTGCGGAACATCTCAACAGAATCAGGCATCTCACGTACCCAATCAATCTTCTCATTCTTTAGATATCGTTCTGCAAGGTCATGCACACGATTACCACGACCAGTAGCAAGTTTGGAGATTCGGTTGGCTTCTACCTCACCAACACGATTTCTCCATTCCATAATTGCTTGTTTTTTCATTGCGCCAACAACAGTTGTCACAGAAGGTAAACGCTTACCGCTTGGTGTTGTGTAGTAACGTTTACCGTCAGAGTGTGTTTCCGATTTTAGGTCCGGAAGAACCATTGGTGGGCAATGAATGTACATTATTCAATTTCTACTTTTTCTTGTTTGAATCGTTTTTCTTGGATAGTTTCTTCTTTCCAAACTTTTCGTGGATTACCACACATGATACAACCTGGGTGGCCACAGTCCATTGCATGGTGCTTGGCAAACTTATGCGGTTCTTTCACATCGATACCGTTTGCTTTTGCAATTTTAGTTTGCTTTTTGATTGCAGTCTCTTTAGCATGGATGCGTTTGCTGTGCTTCAGTTTATCTTCTTCTGTACTCATTCTGCATCCTCATATTTTAGTTTAGCGATAATGTAGTCCTTAACAAGAGAACTACGGACAATATCATCTACTTCAAATTCAATCTTAGTAAATGCTTTCATGTGATAAGCAACATCAAAGAACTTTAGAATGCCTGATACATCATTCTTTTTCTTGTTCAAATCTGTCTGACGGTAATCACCACACCAAATAATCTTTGAACGATAACCAACACGTGTCATCACGGTGTCAATCTCCTCAAATGTCATGTTCTGCATTTCATCAACGATAATGATTGCATCATCAAATGACATACCACGAATGAATGATGTGGAGATAAATTCTACGTAACCCTGTTCTTCAAGTCTATCCCATCCGTCTTTGCGGCCAAATAATGTTTCACAAATTTGTCTGTATGGTTGTTGATAGATTTCCATCTTCTCTGAAATGTCACCGGGTAAATGACCAACTTCACGACCTTGTACGGCTGAACGTACAAT